ACTTTCTATTCAAGTCCATTCCTTGTTGTTGTAATCGTAATGCTGTATCTCTCATCCATAACCCAGTTGCAAAGGATATAGTTAAATCATCATTATATCCTCTTGATGCTTCTGCACGATGACCTAACCAAACAAATGTAAATAACTCATCTATTAATCTTTGGCTATGTATTATAGGAGTCTTTTCTCTAAAATATGTTTCTAATTTAGATATAACTAATGGACGTGTTCTAGATGTCATCGAAAATCCAGGAACCTTTTGAGATTTTTTCTTTAAATCATAATTTTTCTTTAAATGGATCTCCTCGTCTACATATCCATCTTGTTTATAAGAATAGTATATATTAGAATATCCTTTATCTAATGCTACTTGTATAGATGCCCATCCTATATTTGCATTTTCAATTACTAATAGAGCTTCATTATATTCCGTGGCCACTGCAACTAACATGTTACCGTACTCAGTTGTTCCAATCTTTCCTTTATATTCAGCTACTTGTTTACATTCTTCTATATCAAATACATGGAATGCGGAATAATCTGTAGAGTCACCTCTTGCAACATCTGCTACTACCATATATTTTTTAGTATAATTTGGATATTCCCAGATCCAATAATTTGAATCAATTCCTCGTTTTTCAACTGGAGGTTTTATATATGTTTCTTTATACCATTGTAATATTGCACCTTCAACAACTGTATGTCCAGAACTAATAAAATCACAATCACATTCTTGAGCTGCATTCTTTTCGCCTAATAATTCAGTTTGCTTATCTCTCCAAATTTGATCTCTATCAGGGTGTACTGTCCAATGTAATTTTATAGTATTAAACTCTCCTCCGGCTTCTGCACTTACCCATTGTTTATGGAACCAATTACCTACACCATTAGGAGTTGAAAGAGCAATACAATCTCCACCAGTTGCTAATGTTTGTTGTGCAGCTGTCCATATATCATCAATCTTATCAATGAATGCTGCTTCATCAAATATTAATAATGATAATGCTTCAGATCTACCAGCATCTCCTTTTGATGAAATTGCTTTAATTTGTGATCCATTTGTCAACTTCAATGAAAGTTTATTATCTTCTAAAATTTGACCTTTTAACCATTTAGGTAAATTTTCATGCATTACTCTAACTTTGGTAACTAAGTTCTTTGCAACATCTTGCTTTGTTGCAATTACCAAACAGTTAAAATCTGATTTATAAATCATTTTCCATAATGCATATCCAGCTGTTAGAGTTGAAATACCTAACTGTCTAGACTTAAGTATAATATTATACCTATTTTCTTTTAATTGAGTTAAAGAATCTTCCTGAAATGGGAATAGATTGAAGTATATTTTACCTTGTGTAGGATGTTGTATTATACAATACTTCTTCATGAAATGTATAGGATCTATAGAACACCTTACATATTCATCTTTGATTATTTCTTTTAATGATTTTTTTACAGACATATTTTAATTTAATATAATAAAACTTCTGCAGAATTCCTAATAAACCACAAGTTATTTTTTAGTTTTTTCTAATGATCTACCACCAAAATAAGCACCAATAGTTGTCATTAAAACTAACTGTAATAAATCAGTCCATTTTTCTTCCACATTAAATGCAACTGCACCAGCATCTATAAATATCATAAGTACTGTACACACTACTAGGAATACTAATACCATTGGTCTAACGTTTTTTGATAACCAAGAATCTGATTTCATATCTGCTGACCATCTATCTGTTATATTTTGTTCCATTTTAGCTTCATGATTTGCTATGAGCTCTTGGATTTTTCGTTCTGCTTCTAATTTTTCTTCCTTTGATGTAGTTAAGTTATCTAAAACCCCGCCTACACTTTTTACTAATTCTCCAGCACCTGAAGAAAATATTTTTGTTAATATACTCATTAGTTACTTCTCCGTATTTTTTAACTCTGTTAGAGTTTCTTGTTTAAATCTATCATATTGAGTATCAATATAATTTAAATATTTTTCTTTATAATCTGATTGGTCAAATTCTTCTACCTCTCCTTGACCGTTTTGTACAAATTCTAATTTTCCTTCTACAGCTTTCTTTAATATACTAACTTCCTTATCAGCATCTTTAAAAAATGATTTTGCATTTTCATGCAATTTTTCACGTTCATAAGTTTCATAATTTCCTTCTGCTCGCAACTTAGTTTCCATTTCAATTACACATCCAAAACATGTTTTATTTATTTTCCAAAACTTTTTATTTAAAGCTTCTTCATCATTATACATATTAGAATTACATGTAGGACAATTATCTGGCATATGTATAAGCTTATTAACTTGAGCAATTATACTGTTAGCAGCTGCTTTGACTCTGAATCCATCTTTTTGTTCCCAATGTATTTCAGTTCCGGTACTAGATATTTCAGTCCATTTTTCACCAACTAATCGCTTCTTATCTGATTTACCTGTGAACCCATGTATTTTATTTGTCTGAGTTTTATGTACGCCAGCTAACAATTCCTTAACGGCTTTTACATTTTGCAATTTATTATTTGCCATTATAACCTTTATTTAAATTAAACTTCGTCAGTACTGGACATGTCACCACGTACACCTGATTGCTGTAGTCTAAGTTTTATCTTTTGTATTACCTTTAGATCTCCTCCAGATAATTCTTTGACAACGGATAATATTCCAGCTGCCCTTTGGTCCGCAGAACCTTGAGCTAATGCTCTTTTTAATAATTTCACACCTGCCAAATTTGCAACTCTTCCAAGTCTATTTGACACTGTTGATTTTGTTCTATCTAAGTACGACTTTTCAACTAAAGATTTTTTAATTTCTTTTCTGATTGCACCTCGTAATTTTTTTTCACTCATAATATTTTCCCTATTTTAATATAAATATGCTACTTATCGCTAAGTCCACCTATTCCAAGCAATTGATTAATTGGAGCAAATAGACCTGTTAATTTATATGTCTTTCCTTTATATACAAATACAATACCCTCGGTTGGAACTAATTTTTCAAATCCTCCTAAGTCTTCTATTCTTTTTAATTCATGTTTTAATTTTTCAAGTGAGCCTAAATCCTTAGATTTCTGAATGACTTTGATTTTCCTAGCTATTCTTGATTTAATATCCTTTGTTGCATCTGTTGGTACAGCTGATAAATAATCTGATATATTATGTAAAATCTCAACACCTAATTCTAAAAATATCTTTTCAAAATTATACACATTATGTTTATTTTGTTTTGCAAAATCTTGTTTATCAAAGTCTTTAGCCATTTGTAATGTTTCAGGATCAGGAATAGTTTTATTATTCATCCTAAATGATTTATCAAAATATGCCCACCTTTTTAATAATCCTAATTTTATATCATCTGTTGCATATGGAATTGCTTGATTAATTTTTCCTTTCCACCACATTTCATGCCACATTATTAATTCATCTGTATCTTTCAATTTAAACTGTCTTTGAAGTAAAGTAACCTGATCAATAAAGTATTGTTCTTTTTCTTCAAAATTAGGTAATTGTTTAGTAGTTAAAATTCTTGGCGGTATTATTTCAAATTGATTTTGTATATGAGCATTTACCTGTGCAATCATTTTCTGTAATAATGGAGCATATTCTGGATATGAATCTACTTTAACGGCTAATTCTAAATCATATTCATCTACACCATGGAATTGTATATATGCCTTTGGTCCATACATTATAACATTCTGAGTTCCTGGGTAGATTATTTCTATGTTAAGAAATCGCCTTCCATTTTGGAATACTTCTTCTCTTTTATCTTTTGGTATTCTAGATAACGCATTCTCTAAATCTTCCATTGCAAAAGTAAAAGCCTTTTCTATTTCGCCTCTACCTGCAAATTTCATTCTAACCGCATCAATATCCATTGGATTCTTAATAGTAGTTTTATTCCTTGCTGCACCTACCTTTCCATCTTTATATGTAACCAACAAGTTTTGTCCATCTGTTTTTTCTTGTACACCAGATTCAATATTTAACTTTCCTTCTAATGATAATCGTATCATTTGTTTCATATCACCAAAAGTAATATCTCTATCATCAAATGGATGATTCATATGTCCTGCTGCCCCTCCCTCTGTTAATAACTGTATTGCCAATGATTCTCCTAATGTTTTAGGTTCTGGTGCTTGTTGTGGGATTCTAAATCTTCCGGCAGATCGACCATTGATTAATAAATCACCTTTATCATTAAAATTAATAGTCTTAACTACTATTTTTTTATTTTTAAATTTACCCATTAATACTGTGTCACCTATATTGATTGGTAAATTAATATCTTCCTTTAGTGTTGTTGCTTGCATTATTTCTCCTTTACTAGAATCAATAGAATCTTCCGCTCCTAAGAAATCTAAAAATTTATATCCAACATTTTGAGCTATTCGTTTAATATACTTTTTCCATATATTATATGCTGGCGATCCTTTATAATCTTTCATATAATCTGTTCCACCAAATTCAGCACCTTTGACGCCAGTAGGAAAATATGAAACTGTTAATGGTGGTCCTTTTGGGAAATTTGTTGCATGTACTTCTAATGGAGAATCTTTCATAATATAATTTACAACTTCATAACCTAACCGTGTTGCCATGTCTACAGATTTTTTTCTATATGTAGACTGGTTACCATAAAAATATCTTGGACCATCATCTACATCTGCTTTACCTTGTGATGTAGCTGTACTTGTTTCTATAATATAATCTTTAATATTAATAGTAGCTATAAATTCTTTTATTTGTTCAGCTAATTTTTTTTTAATCATTGTAAAGATTACCGGATCAAACCAACCAAACACTTCTTTAAATGTATCTTTATTTGCAGAAGCTAATGCAGCTCGCATTGTTGTTCCTGACATCTCCCCAAATCCTTTTACCTTAAGGCTCATATGCGGTGATATAACGAAGTATCCATGCTTATCATAACCAAGTAAATTACTCTTAGACTTTGAAAAATCTTGGTAATATCCAGGAGTACCATCTTTCTTGGTTGTCCTTAACCTACCCGCATCTTTTTTACCATACACAATTATAACTGCAGTAGTTTTTGGATCATATTTATCTAAAATTTCAACTGGGTTATATGGGTTTTTTACTTGAACAATATTCTTAATACCATGTTTAAGTATAATACTTCTTTTTTCACGAAAGTTAAATGGAGATTTTGGTAATTGCACTTTATCAGTGGTTGCAACATATGTATGTTGTGTTCCAAATTGTCCTTGTAACCACTTAAATACATCTGCATGATGTCTACCCATTGGCTGAAATCTACCTGGGTATATTGCCACTATAGTTTTTATATTGGAATTTGCTTCTTCTATAAATTGGTTTGCTATTTCTATTCCTAAATTCATCTATATATAAATATTAAGTTCTTAACTCTTTATGCCTCGTATACCATTAATGTTATATGTCCTCTTGTGTTTTTTGCACCAACACCACTAGTTTCAGTTGTTCCATGGCCATAATATATTTGAGTAAATGCTGGTAATGATACTGAAACATCTAGATCATTGTTCTGACCTTCCCAGTTACCTCCATTTGAGAATACATGTTTAGATCCAGTTAAGAATCCTATATTTTTTGTAGTCCCATGAGCGCCTGATGTATCACCTAATCTTTGACCTGCTGATCCTGTCCATATACCACACCAGAAACCTTCATCATCTCCAGTAGCTGCTGTACGCCAACTACTAAGTGCCTCTATCCTACTTATAGCAAATGGAGCAAAAAAGCACATAGATCCATGTTGATCTTCTGTAATGTCTACTTGGTGGACAAATGTTCCTGCTGAGGAGTCGAAGCATGCATCAGTTAGATTATTCCAGTTACTTGGTGTTTGACCTATTGATGAACCAAAATACCCTTTATCTACTATATAAGGATTATCATTTATATATAATCCAGATTGCCATAATATATGTCTTTGACCTACTATATTTACATCAGTTACATGTAATTTACCAAATGAACCAGTTCCTACTGAGGTTACATCAATTACATTTGTTATATCATTTTCAATATATAAATTACCATCACCTGGAGAAGTTGAGGTTGTCCCTACTCTCAATCCATCTATACGTCCATATCCACCAACTGTTAAAGTAGTTCCTACTGATAACACAGTACCTACTCCTAAAGAATATTTGAAAGATGCAAGGCCACCTGACGTCATTTCAAACTCATTGGTTCCAGAATTATTAAAACCTGTTGAGCTATGTATTGCAAGCACATTTCTAGAATCATCTACACCCATTACAAATGGTGCCGTTGCATGTCTATATCGAATTAATCTATCAACTCCATCAGCATCTGCACTACCTACCAATAATGGATTACCAGTTGCCAATATTAAACTTGATGAACAAACTATACCTACAGATGGATCAATTGAAAAAAGTTTAGTTGCCGGATTTCCTGTTGTCTTTGCAATTGCAAAATCAAGTTTTGCAGTTACGCCACCTGTATCATTATTTACAGATGAGACGATACCTTTGATGGTAGCAGCTTCTCCTGCACCTCTAATATCCGAATCTCCTGAACCTGATTGCACTGCCCACCTAATTGTTCCAATATTATCACCTACGGATGCTTGACCAAAGAATCCTAATTGTTGTGCATGACTGATTATCTTTAATACATCCCCTTCCTTAAATAGTCCATTCAAAGTTGCAATTACATCACCACCAAAACTAGAATCTGATATATCAATAAATTCAGCTGATGTCATAAAACCAATATCCTCTAAAGTAGCACCGGCCTGATCTTGTGATAATACACTTATACCAC